AAGAACGAGGACACAGTTAGAAACTGCTGATAAATTTAAAGAGGATGTCTTTTATTTATGTTGGTCTTTTGACTACAGAGGTAGAGCATATCCCATTCAAGCATTTCTCACACCTCAAGACACTGACTTTGGTAAAGCACTTATCCGCTTCGCTGATGAAACACCAGTAACCCAAGATGCAGAAGATTGGTTAGCTATCCAAGTTGCTACAACATATGGCCTAGATAAGGCTACTATGGATGAGCGTATAGCTTGGTCACTAGATAACCATGAGTTAATTACGAAAGTTGCCTTAGATCCAGAGGGATCAGTCCCAGAGTGGGAAGCAGCTGACGAGCCGTGGCAATTCATGGCGGCTTGTGACGAATATTATCACTGCATTATTAAGAAAGACAAGACAACCACTGGCCTCATGTGTGCCGTTGACGCTACATGTAGTGGCCTTCAGGTGTTGGCAGGTTTGGCAAAAGATCAATCAACTGCTAGTCTTGTTAATGTATGCCCAGCTGATACACCTAGCGACGCATACAAAGCTGTTGCCGATGAAGCCAAGAAGTATTTACCTGAGCGTATGCACTCTTGGATGACACGTGGCACCTGTAAAAGAACCGTGATGACAATCCCTTACAATGCAACTAAGGATTCGTCACGACGGTACATTAAGGAAGCTTTAAAGGAACAAGGGATTGATCCCACTAAAGATGAACTTATTCAGGTAGTCAATGCTGTCTATCAAAGTATGGATGCTATAGTGCCGGGACCAATGCAAGTTATGCGTTGGATTAAACAGCACGTAGGTCAGTACATCAGAAACGGTGCTACTGAGGTTGAGTGGGTTACCCCTTCAGGTTTCACAGTCAACCAGCGTAGAGATAAAGTAAATACACATAGAGTTAGATTACAGTTGTTAGGTCATGTTAGTATTAGTCTTGATAAAGGAGATGGTAAACCCTGTCCTATACGTCACAAATCTAGTACAGCACCTAACTTTATTCATTCGCTTGATGCATCCATCTTGCACTGTTCTTTTCAACAGTTCAATGAACCATTTACAGTCATCCACGATTCAGTCCTTGCTAGAGCAAGCGACATGGGAGCACTCAATAGACTTGTGCGAGAAACCTACACAGGAATATTCACACAAGCATGTTGGTTATCCCGATTTAGTGAGACTATTCAAGCATCAGAACCACCGCCAATCGTCGGGACATTAGATCCAACGGTTGTTAAAGATTCCACTTATTTTTTCTGTTAATGACAACACACGTTACAAAAGAACCCGTCGTACTAGAAGGGTTCCAAGCTGTACTAAAACCCGGAGACTGGGGCTATAAGCTATCAGTTCTTATGGATAAAAGTATAGTTGAACAATTAGAGACTGAACGAGAATCAGCTCTAGAATGGGCTAGAAGCAAGGCAAAAAACCCCAAGAGGGTTTCAGTCAAGCCGGAGCCTTGGGAGGAGTTAGAGAACCGTCCAGGTACCTATCAAGTTAGATTTAGCTGGAAGGATGGCGATAAGAATTTTCCTGTTGTAGTTGATACAGAGGGAACAGCCATCACAGATAAAGACACACCAATATACAGTGGAAGCACAGTTAAGATAGCTTTTTTCCAAAAGCCTTATGTGTTACCTACAGGTGATATTGGTACATCACTCAAAGCAAAAGCTATTCAGTTAATCAGCCTTAAATCTGGTGCTGGAGTGGTAGATGACGGAGACATGTCAGCCGAGGAAGCTGTTAATCTATTTGGTACAGCCAAAGGGTTTAAAGTTTCTGAGCCTAATGTATCTGCTGATACTACTGAAGAAGACGAGGACTTCTAATGCGTAGCGGCCTTGAAGAAAAGGTAGCTGCACTATTAACTGAAATAAAAGTTGACTGGGAATATGAATCTAACTGGTATCCTTATGTCATTGCACATAAGTATATACCAGACTTTAAAGTTGGAGATGTATATCTAGAATGTAAAGGTTATTTTTCTGCACCGGATCGTCGTAAGATGAAAGCTGTAAAGAAAGATAACCCTAATCTAGATATACGTTTCGTATTTCAAGCACCTCATAATAAACTTAATAAAAGATCGAAGACCACTTATGCCATGTGGGCCGAGAAAAACGGTTTCCCGTGGTGCGCCTATTATGCAATCCCACTCAGCTGGCTCAAGCCATGAAGAATCTGAGTTCCTCTACCACTTACCATGTGATCAATGTGGGTCGTCCGATGCTAATAGCATGTACGATGACGGCCACACTTATTGCTTCGCTTGCAATGCTCGCACGTCTGGAGAAATACCACCATCATCGCCAGAAGATCGACCTAAGCATGAAGAAACCCGCACCTATAATAAAGGTGCCCCGATCAGGTTAAAGAAACGTGGATTAACCGAGGAAATCTGCCGTAAGTTTCGTATTCATAAAGATGGGAATGTATTACGTTTCCATTACACTAATAAGAA